CGTGCCGGTACTCGCGGTCACGTCCCTGACGATCACCGTGCCGCCCGCCACGTTCACGACGCTGGTCGCGACGGCCACGGGCACGCTCACGATCCTCAAGAAACTGAAGAACGCCGCGGCCGGCACGCCGACGCGCCAGTCCTTCACGGTCGAGCAGTACGACGAGGACATCGACTTGACCGAACTGTTCCTCGGCTGTCGCATCGTGACCGTCAAGATTTCCTGCAAGCCCGGTTCGGAAGCGACCATCTCGACGTCGCTCCTCGGCATGGACCGGACGATCTTGACCACGGGCACGTCGCCGTGGTTCACGTCGCCGTCCGTCACCACGGGCATCGCGATGGCCGCCGACGATGCGGTCATCACGTACAACGGCGCGGTCGTCGCGACGTTCACCGGCATGGACCTGACGTTCACGATCGCGGCCTCTGGTGCCGCCGTGCTCGGCACGTTCGTCTCGCCCGACATCTTCGACAACCTGCTCTCGGTCACGGGCACGATCACCGCCCTCCGTTCCGACCTGAGCAACCCGATCCTCTACGACGCAGAGACAGAGTTCGGCGTGAGCATTCTGCTCAAGGAACTGATGGCCGCGCCACAGAACTGCCTCTCGGTGTTCTTGCCGCGCGTCAAGCTCGCTGGGGTGTCGGCGCCGGTGGGGGGGACGACCGGCCCCAAAATCGAAACCCTGACGCTCATGGTCGGCCCGAAGGTTGCCGTCGCCGGGTTCGATGGCACGAACGCGACCTTCTGCTCCTCGGCGCCGTAACCGAACACCCCGCGCGCCGCACGCGCCCGCGGGTCGCACGCATGTAGAAAAATCGTTCTCCGTTCCCGTCGTCTGCCGATGTCTCCTCGCGAGCTCGGGCGTGCCAGCGGCGGGGGCGGAGAACCCCCAAGAGGAGCACCGCACGCATGACCTCACCCAGCACAGACGCCCCGCTCATCCCTGCCGCGAAGCCGAAGCCGTTCGACTTGGCCGACCGCTACGCCGCGCCGACCGCTGACGTTGTGATCGTCGACCCCGCAGACCTCACCGCGAAAATCGACACCGGCCTCCGCATCCGCATCCGCTCCATGTACTCGGACGAGGCCAAGCAGGCCGCGACCAGCGAGCGCGCGAAGCTGAAGCTCGTCAACGGCAAGGTGGACGCCAGTGACGCGCAGTGGGAAGTCAACCTGTTCGAGCAGACCGTCGCCATCGTCGACGGCTGGTGGGACGAGAACGGCGACGTGGCCGACTGCATCGTGGTGGCCGGCGTGGCGACGCCCTGCACCGCGGACACCGTGCGCGCCGTCTTCACCGACCCGCGCACCGCATGGCTGCAGAAGCAGGTGCAGGGGGCCTATCTCGACATCGGGCGTTTTTTTCCGAAGCCGAAGACGGCCTAGTCGCCTATGCGCGCCACCTCTTCGGCCTCAGCCAACGCGCCAATCCCTCGGACCCGAAGGATCGCTCCCGCGTGCGCGATTACCTCGAGGTGTCTGCGCGGAAGGGGAACGTCGAGGCCATCCGCGACCTCACGCCGCCGGAGTATCCGCGTCGCTACCAGTACCTGCTCGACTGGTTCTTCGAGTTGCACGGCCGGCGAGGGTCGGGGATGAACGGTCCCGCCGCACTCACGTGGGGCGACTTCGACGCCTGGGCGCGTCGCATGAACCGCCATCCGTCGCCGTGGGACTTCCGCGTGCTGTGCCGGATCGATGATGCGTTCTTCGCGTCCGCCTACGAGGCGAAATAGTCATGGCCGCTGACGTCGCAACCCTTGGCATCAAGGTCGACGCTAGCGGCGCGATCACGCAACTCGGCGCGGTCGAGGGCGCCGTCGGCAGTCTGAAGGCCGCCTTCATCAGCATGGCCGGCATCCTCGGCCTCGGTCTTGGCCTCCGCGAGATCGTCACCGCGTCCGTGGATGCGCAGCGGTCCTTCGCGCAACTCGAGGCGGGCGTGAGGTCGACGGGCATGGCGGCGGGTTTCACCGCGACGCAGCTGCACGAGCAGGCGATGGCGATGCAGGAACTCACCAGCTTTTCGCATGACGCCATCGAGAAAACGCAGTCGATCTTCCTGCTCTTTCAAGACCTGAAGGGCGTGCAATTCCAGCAGGCCACGCAAGCGGCGGCGGACTTGGCCGCGCGCATGGGCACGGACGTGCCGGACGCCGCGCGCCAACTCGGCAAGGCGCTCGAAGCACCGGCGACGGGCCTGCTCATGCTCCGGCGTGCGGGCATCGTGTTCACGGACCAGCAGACGGAACAGATCAAGACGATGGCGAAGGCGGGTGATCTCCTCGGGGCCCAGACCATCATCCTCGACCTCCTTACGCAGAAGGTCGGCGGGTCGGCGGCGGCGCTCCGTGGCACGCTCGGCGGCGCGCTGTCGAATCTCAAGAATCAGCTCGTCGACTTTATCAAAGTCTCGAAGGATGGCAGTAGCGGCACCATCGCGTTCATCAATACGATCGCCGATGGCGTGAAGCATCTCGACGACTACAAGGCGTCGATCATGGGCATCGCCGCGGCGCTCGCCATGCCCGCGATTGCGAGCGGCGTCACGGCGCTGGTCGCCAGCATGACGGGCCTCAACATCGTCGCGCAGTTGTCGATGGCGTTTTTCATGACCGGCATTCCGGGCGCGTTCGCTGCGGCAGGCTTGGCGGGGACGGGACTCACGGGCGTGATGATCGGGCTGAGCGGCGCCATGATGCCGTTGATGGTCACGCTCGGCGCGTTCGCGGTGCTGCTGGGAATGAGCGTCTACATCATCGAGAAGCAGACGAAGGCGAATGACGATCTGATCGACGCGAATGATCGCTTGTCTGCGTCCACGTCGAAGAACTTCCAGGATGGCAACGTACACATCCAAACGCTGCTTTTGCTTGGGAAGATGCTTCAGGACGATGCCGCGGCAACCGCGAAGGTCACCGCCGCGAATGTTGCCGCCGCGAAGGCCGAACAGGACAAGATCGCAGAGATCCAGAAGTCCATCGCCCAGAGCGTTGAAACGGCGGTGTGGGATGCGAAGCACATCGACCTGCTCAACAAACAGGCGGCCGCCACGGCGTTCACGACGGAAGTCGAAGCGGGGCGCACGGCGGGACTGAAGGCGATGTCCGATGCGATGGACGTCTTGGCGAAGAAGTCGGAGCTCATGGAGTCCGGCATCGCGACCACCCCGCTCGGCGCGACCGGCAACGCCTCCATCCCGATCCAGACGGGCATGTCCGGCAACTTCGCGCAGCAGTCGGATGCGATTATCACCGCTGGCGTCACCAAACGCGCGAACGTCGCCCATGCGGCGGCGAACGCGCTGGACGCCGCGTTCCGCGACAACCAGTACGCCGCGTGGACGAAGTACTACGAGGATCTGGCGAAGGAAGAAGAGAATATCCAAAAGACCGCCATCAAGGATATCCAGCGCCTCTTGAGTTCCACGCTGGAGGGCGTCTTCACCGGCGCCATCGACTCGGCGGGCAAACTCTGGGACGCGCTCATCAAAGGCGCGGAACAGACGGCCGCGAAGTTCGCGTCCATGAAGATCATGCAGGGGTTCACGGAAGGGTCCGACAACGGCGGCGGCGTCAGCGGCGGCGTCAGCGGCGCGCTCGGCTCGCTCGGCGCCACGGCCTTCGTCGGCACTGTGCTCGCGATCGGGGACAGCATCTCGCAAACGTCGGCGATGAACAAAAAGGCCGCGGCCGATTTCGCGAACTCAATCATTACGTGGCAGGCGTCGTTCAACACGCTCGCGGGCATCGGCAACCAGAATCCCCTGAACTCACAGTTTCAGACGCTGATGAACGCCGCGATTCAGGCGGCCATCACCGCGATCCAAGGCAGTCCCGCCGCGAGGTACGGCGCCTCGGGCGTTGGCGCGTTCGGCGCGACGACCGGCACGGTGCCGGTGGCGGGCACGATTCAGGATCTCGACGCCTACATCGCGCAGCTCCAAAAGGCGCAAGGCACGGGGAAGAACGTCGCGCAAGATCGCGACCTCGCCGTCCTGCTCACGCAACTCGAGGCGCTCGACGCCGAGTACAAGAAACAGACCGCCGCAGCGCAGGCGGTGTTCAATAGCAACCTGCAGGTGCGCCTGCTCACCGCAGAGGGCAACACGGCGGCGGCGAGCGCGCTCGCGCTGCAGATCGCCCAGCAGAAGGAATACGCCGACGCCGTACTCGCGGGCTACGACGCGGCGACGCTCGCGCAGTTGAAATACGTGCAGGGCATCGAGGCGGTGACGGCCGCCGCGAACGCCGCCTCCGGTGCCGCGCTCAACATGGTCGCCGGCTACAAGCTCCAAGCAACCATCTTCGGCGCGATGGCCGCGCACGGCGGCGGCAGTTCCGGCCCGTACACGCCGCCAACGAGCCAGCCGTACACGCCGTCGTCTCCGACGGGCGCGACCGGCACGAGCGGCGGAGACCTCACGGTCAACGTCGTGATGGCAGACGGGACGGTACTCGGCAAGGCCGTGCTCAAGAGCTTCAAGGCGATCGCGCAGCGGCAGAGCGGCGACAGCAGCAAGTGGAGCTTGATCCAGTAACATGCGCACGCTCTTGGCGGGGGAATTCACGACGGCCACGGCGGGCGACACCGCGGTCGATATCTACGGCAAGCTGGAAGTGCAGAACGGCTCCGGCACATGGATCGACGTGGCCGTTGCCTACGGCGCGGGCTGCATCACGCAGGCGACGTGGGGCGAGACGATCGACACGCCCGTCGCGCAGGCGGCGTTCATGATCGTGCAACAAGTCGGCAGCAAGTCCGGCGCCCCGCTCATGTCGGCCAGCTTGCTCAATCGGCTAGACGACCACGTGACGTATTCGCCGTTCTTCGAGATCGGGCGGCTCGTCCGATTCTCGACGGCGACGATGCCGATCGGCGTTGCGCTGGACACCGGGGAGTATCGCCCCGGCTTCTGGGGCCGCATTGACGACGTGAGTTCGGCGGACGCGCAGACCATGCTCGGCCCGATCACGCTCACCTGTTCCGATCTGGGCGCGTGGCTGATGGATCTGCAGATCGAGACGGACGGCATCGAGTACGGCGCGGCGGTCGCGGCCGGCTCGTTCGTGATCGGTGCCGTCTACACGATCCTGACGGTCGGCACAACGAGCTTCACGGCAATTGGCGCCGCGTCGAACACCATCGGGGTCATCTTCACGGCGTCGGGCATCGGCAGCGGTACGGGCACCGCGAACACGAATCTCGAGACGGTCCTCCAGAACGTCATCAACGCCAACCTCCCGTCTGCCGATCCGGCCGTGACGGTCATCAAGGAATCCGCGTCGAACTTCGCCGTCACGTCGTGGAAGCAGGGCGAGACGAAGGTGCTGGACGCCCTGACGACGCTGGTGCTCAACTCGGTGGGCGAGGACTTCCGGTATCGGTTCGACGCGAGCCACGTCTCACAGCCGATGTGGTTCAACCCGGACCGCACGCGCGTGACGGTGGACGCCACCTTCGCGACGGGACAGTACCTCCTCTCCACGCTCGACCGCTCCATCGCGAACATTCGGAACGCCATCAAGATGCCGTTCACGGACACAGTGGCGCTGACGAGCGGATTCGTGGAGAGCCAGTCAGCGCCGTCCATCGCGGCCTACCGGCACCGCTTCGCGCTCCTACCGGCGAGCGCGATGCTCACCACGCAGGCGCAGGCGCAGACCGTCACGGATGCGGTGGTCAACGATCTGAGTCAAGCGCCCGCCACGGCCACGGCGACCTGCCCGTTCTACTGGTTCGTGCAACTGTTCGACCGCTACACCTTCAAGGCGAACGCGCGGCAGTACGACCAAGATCAAACGCTCGCCGTCGTCGGGGTTCAGCACACCATCGTCAACGGGCAGGGCTCCACGATCCTGACGGTCGCGGGGAATGTGGTGGGTGCCTACGCGGCATGGATGCGGCAGATCGGCGCGCCGCCCGTGCTCGGCGAACTCGGCAACATCCAGTGGACGCGCAGCGGGGGCGTCGTCACCGTCACGTGGGAGCAGAACGCCGTCACCGTGGAGGTGTGGGCTGCCTCGCTCGTGGTGGCGATTTCCTCCTCGCCGGACTGGACGCCGGTGACGGCCGCAGTCGCCCCGCTACCGTTCGGGGCCACGTCGTTTCAGGTGCCGGATCCGACCGACGGTCAGATCACGCTCGTCCAACTCGAGCCGCGTCACGCGGACCTGACGGCGGGCGTCGTGCGCCGTCTCACGATCACGGCGACGCCGCTGGTC